TGACGTTTGCCATTACTACGCCCTAAGCAATCCGTATAATTGCAGCCGTTGCGCTTGCTGTCGGGAACGTAATCGTCATGTCCCCAGCAGTCGCGGTTTTGTCTGCGCCAAAATCAAGAATTACAAGAGAAGGGTCACCCGTTGCTGTTTCGTTAAATATCATACCACCACGAGCGGTAATGCTTACAGACGAGAATGTCAGGTCCGCAAAGTCGCATACTGCCGTAGTCCCGTCTGCAACCGGCGTAACGCTTGTGAGCGCAGCACCCTTGGCACTATAGCCTGTGCCGCTTGCTTCTCCGCTAGACGTATAAGCTGTCGTTGTTGCGTCGAGAGAAGCAGTGCTTTGGTACAACGCCATGTTAATTGTATTGCCTGTCGAGGCGGTTAAATTGTGGACACCTTTCAAAAGCTCTACTTTGAAAGACGTACACATTGCTTGCGTGATAGCCATTTAAAGTCTCCTTATCATTTCGGCTAACTGGGGGGAGCCAGCACTTGTTAACGCATTGATAACATTAGTTCTGTCACTTGCCACCGCTTGTTTCATGTAATGCTCTATTAAAACAAAAAGCTCATTTTTATAAAACATAGCTTGATCACGGATCACAGGTGGGGCGTTTTCGGAAACATACATAAGCTTGTTTACGCACATCTCAGCTACTTCAGAAGGCGTATGACCACGGTTATTGGTAGTGCCAACAGTCACCTTAAAGTCATCCGGCATGGTTGCTTTAATAGATAACATCAGGTCTCCTGTATCTGTAAGGCACCGTTACGGTATTGATCGCGCCTGTTTCTAGCTTCACCCAAATTACCAAGCCTTTGAATAGCAGCGGCAAATCTCTCGGTGTAGTTGGTGATAAGATCAGGCTCACCCTTCATAAAAGTGTAAGCTTCAGCAAGACATCCGTACAGCAAAGCATCTTCAGCGTTGTCTCCAAGCCAGCTTGTGCCACTAGAAGAAACTGTAATGCTTTCAGGTTGATATGCGTAATGAAGCTCTGTTGAGTAACCGGAGTCTGGTGTCGGCCCTACAATAAAAAAGTCATCATCAAAGATGCCGTAGTATTTAGGCAGTCCTGTTTCGGTCGAGTCAGGATAAGCCTCGTTAATATAATTTACATCTTTAGGCAGAAGGTATGTCCTGTCATTACCGCTAGTAACAGCAAGACTTAAAGCCGCAATAAAATCAGTAGGTTGGGAAAGATATTGACCACCACTTGAAAGACTACCCGTTACGTTCTTTCTAAACGTGGGTATCTGAACCGCATAAAATATGCGCGTTTCAACAATCCGTATCATCTCATCCAGATTGTTCACAAACGTCGTTTCAGTATTATCTACATAATCCTGTATAGCCGTTTTAAGTGTGGTGAGTGTCCAAGCCATAATCCATTAGCCGTTTTTACGAAACTGTTGAGCGCGAGCCGCACCACTGCCACGGGCAATGGAACCACCCATACCCCTTTTTTCTTTAGGCTTGACAGCAGAAGCAGCAGCACCGCCCGTCAATGCGCCAACACCAGCGCCGCCAAAGGCAGCGCCAGCGGCTGCACCAGTGGCAGCGGCCTTCTCCAAGCGCCGAAGATATTCTTCCTGTTCTTCTTTCTCGCGGCCATCTAATTCCGAAGGATTAGGGCCACGAGTGGAACCCCCCTTAATTTTTGCACCGGCAGCGCCAGCAGCAGCAGCAGGGCCAACACCAGCGCCGCCAAAGGCAGCGCCCGCAATACCAGCGGCAGCAACGTCTTCAGCAACGCCACCGCCGCCCATCCGCGTTTTTCCGTAAGAGAGACTTCCGCGACCCGTGCGTTTTTCCGCATCCGGGTAAGGTATTTTTTTTCCATTCATCTTTGGCATAATCTTCTCCTCAAGTTACCAGTAACTTATTGACCGCCCTTTTCTTTTAGAATGATGCCAGCAGCAACCGTTACTGCCGCTGCAATCATAAGCCAAACAGCTATAGAAGGAACAACAGACGAAACAACAATGGCACCAACGCCAACAGCCAACCAGCTAGTAGGCTCAACAATACGCGATTTGATCCAGTTCATAATTTCCTCCTAAGAAACAGTTACTGTTACATCACCAACAGAACCCCCCAGAGACAGGCTATCAGTGCCGTCAGGCGCAGTACCGCCATCTCCTACGGGGTTCCAGCCAAAAAACTCCCTACTCGCCTCTAGACCCTTGTCAGGGCGCGGATCACGCAATGACTGAGGATCGAATATCCTGATGCGCCCCAGAAAGTTTTGAGGCTGGTCTGGGTCTACCACATCGTATCCCACACGCAGCCCAGTCCTCACACCGTTCTGAACTTCGTACACAAGCTTTTCCAAGGGATATCTAAAACCAGTACGGTCACAAAACCCAAATGCATACTTAGCTCTTGCGTATGGCCCAGTCATAATGAATACGAATCCATCTGAGGCGTAAACGACCAAGAAGCCTTTTCTCTATCTTCTTGCGCCGCAAGCTCAAACTGCTCATCATAAACAGACTTAAGCATTTGTATTCTAGGCGCGGCTTCTGGGCGCTTCATGGCTATATGATATGCGAGACCAGCAACCATGCAGGGAAGAAACCGCGCCGGAATGTCTGAGGTGTTGCTGGACTTTGCTCCCATGTCTTCAACTCGACGCAGCCTAAAATAACGAACAAAGTCACCGTTGTAAGTGCTGTTTGGGATAGGCCAAAGAGTAACAGTCGGAGCATCCCGCAAACGGTTGATATATATTTGTGTTGGCTTACCCTGAGTTAATTTATTAGTTATCTGAGAGTAAGTGCTGACAGACATCCTGTATAATGCCGTATCTGTCTGGTCTGTTTCACCACTATCCGTTCTGAGCGTATGCTCTAGAAGATCAATAGTATCAGACGGTAACGTGTAAGTAGCAGTGCCTGTGACGAGTGTGACGCTGCCTTCCTCGACAAGCCACAGATTTATTCCACGGTTAGCCCACTCCAAACCCATCAAGTTCAGGCTGCGCCTTGCAGTAGCAAGGTCGTATCCACTACGCATCTCAAGACCAGCCCGTTCGTAAGCTTCCTCACAAAGCTCTGCTATGTCGAGATTAAATGTAGATGTTCCGCTAACCGCCATTCACTATGCCCTTTTCTTCCTTCTGGTAGAAACCGTTTTGGACTCCATCCCCTTTAGCTTGCCAGAGTTTACCCCAGCATAAAATATCTCTTTTCCCTTTTTTGCACCGTAACGATTTTTCATAGTCGTTAAAGTTTTCTCCCCCTTTACTGTAAGGGGCATCAAGCCGTCCTTATGGGTCTTGCCCCCCGGATGGGACGAGGCTTTCGGACCTGCTTATTTGGAGGAATGGATACCCCTCCAACACTGCTTAAAAATTCTTGAGCTTGTTTTGACGCACGAATGTCGTCAAGAATCTGTCCATCTCCTTTACCGACTCTTTCAGCAAACTTGCCGATTTCCTGCAATCTTGCTTCAAACCCACTTAAGTCAAAACCGGCTGATCCAATATCAGCAGCCACTCCGCCGCTCCGCATTTTCATTTTCTTCTGCTGATCTTTATACTTCATCCTAGTTCCCCTACACTCCGGCCTTGTGTTTTCACGAGATGTTTTCCTCTTCCGCCCTCTTTCTCCTTTTTAGGGAACCATCGAGATCAAGAAGATCAAAACTTTTTATGGCATTTCCGAGATCAAACTTTCCCCCGGATGCCTTACCTAATATATTAAAAGGATCGACATGCCTGATTATGGCTTCTTTGCTAATAAGGCCACCGAGGGCTTTCCCGACCGGCTTCATGTCTTCGGCTACACCACCGCCAGCCATTTTCATCTTCTTGCCTTGGTCTTTGTATTTCATCTTAGTCTTCCTTCAGTGGAATGTGAAAAAACCTCGCTTACAGGACGAACCTCAGTTAAAACAATTTTTATAAGGTCGTAATTCTTTCCAACCTTTCTGTTTGTTTCCGCAACTGAAGTTTCCAACACTGCTACTTTCTTGTCCATATCAACCAAAAGCAAAACAGCCCAGCCGCCAATGGCTAAACAGCAAGATGTTAAAACAGTTACCAAGTGCCCCCTCATGACTGCCTCTTAACGCCCTTCACAGATTTCTGTGATTTAGGAGGAGACTTCTTTGATTTTCCGGGGCCGCCCCAAAGCTCTTTATTAGCCCAGTAAGCAGCAGACATCTTACCTTTCTTGATGTTCTTGCCATGACGAGCCTTAAAACTTTTCCGAGCTTCGGGGGAATAGTTGTGCCCCATTGACGAGTCACCATAATGAATAAGCTTGACCCTATCGCCGTCTTTAGCAAGAACCATTCCCTTCTTGCCGGAACGATTAGACCGCTTTGGCTTATTAAACCCGGCAAACTTAGTGCCGCGATACTCAATGCCGCCACTAGGTAACCTCGTTACGCCGGGATAAGCTTTAGCCATTATCCGTAACTCTTCTTTCCAGAGATTAAAATGGTATAGGTATCGGCACTGGTGTGCCCTACCGTCGTAAACAACACATCGCCGGTAACTCCAGAACCCGCGTTGTTCCAGATACCGCCAAAATCCCTGTAATCATGATGACCGGAAGAAGTTTCCCCCAGTTCAATAATGAAAGCATTGCTGGTTGCATCAAAAAGCAACTGCACCTTCATGCCAACGCACTGCCACCAAATCTGCTCAATGGTAAATTTGGTACATGCGTTTTGAGTCACATGCTCTTTCTCAAGTGCCGATACATCAACCTTGACAACGGCAGCTTCGCCTGAGCCGTCACTAATGTTCGTAAACTTGAACGCAGCGTTTTTCTGGCCGTCGACAATCGTTTGGGTTGTTACCGCATCTGCCACGAGCTTACTCCTTTATCTTGCCCTGCAAGACAAGGGACTTGTACTCAGCACTCCCCACGGGGGGAGTGCTGGCAGCAACGACCTTTTTTGCAGGAGCTTTAGGTGCAGACTTTTTTCCCGCAGCCTTAACCTTTGGTTTCGTCGCCATGTTCTATCTCCTAACGAGTTTGAGAAGCGAACAGGTAATCTACCGCCATAGACTTTGTGCCTGTAGCAGAACCAGAAAGCTCCATAGCGCCAATAGTCATATTCTCATCGTCAGGGATATTGGCGGTATGCGTAGCTACAAGAAGCCGATTTACAAAAAACTCGACACTTGATGTGTTGGTTACATGGAAACCGAGCGTCACTGCCGTACCGCTGGCAATATCAATCCCCGAATCCGTTGAAGTTTCCGTACCGTCTTTCTCCGTCTTGCAGAGAATGTTGCTGTCACCATCGTCTACCTGAAACACAATCCGGTCAGCAGCAGTAAGCATTGCTTCGGGGTTAGTCGCAAAGTTAACCGTCAGACCAACACAGATATCCATGTTGCTACCCTCTGCATCCGTAGGGGTAAGCTTGGTCTCAAACCAGATGTCGCGATCTGCGTTAACGGCAAAAATTTCGTTGCCTTGTACAGAAGCACCATCATTGTCGGTGGTTGCCTGACTTGACAGGACCAATGTCCCGCTTTCAGCGTCAGCACCAAGAGCAGCAGAAGCACTGCTGTCTTTGACTACTGTCCAGTCATTTGTTGAATCTAGAGCAATGCCCGTGAAATCGTCCATATAAACGACATAGTCAGGGCTTGCGGTGATGGGCAGGTTAGAAAACCATTTGCGGCTTCCGTCCTTACCTGCATGAAGGATCGGTCCAGTAAAATGCACAGCCATGTTATATCTCCTGTCGTGGCTAGTGTCGGCTTTCGCCGTCAGGATGTATAAAAAAGGGGAGGGGCGAACCCCCCCCCTACGGTTTTAGGAAGAACCCGGAGAACCGTAAATTCCGAGAGGGTCAGATACTCCGAAGGAGTAGCGTTCCCGTGCCTTGTAACGAACATTACCAGTATCGAAGTCACCGTCCATGCTGG